GGATTCCAAGGGAAGATTACGTGTGTATTAGACGGATCACGCTCTATCTATTCAGCTTGAGGTGAGACATGAGATTAGTATTAGACGTAGAGAACAGTGTTACAAAGCGCAACGGGAAGGACCACCTAGACCCGTTTGAACCAACCAATGAACTTGTGCAAGTTGGTATGGTAAATGCTGATAACACTGATGAACTACACATCGTTAACATAAACCATGATGAAGCTAAGGATACGTCAGGCGCTGGGCGCAAGCTGGTGCAAGACATCCTAGACATGACAACGCTACTCATTATGCATAACGCACAGCACGACTTGATGTGGTTGTGGGAGAGTGGCTTCAAGTATGATGGTGCTATCTATGACACCATGCTTGCTGAATATGTGCTAGATCGTGGTCAACGTACAGCGTTAGGCTTGGGTGCTTGTGCTGAACGTCGTAACCTAGAGGTACAGAAAGATGATACGCTTAAACGCTATTTTAAAGAAGGGTTCAATACTAACGAAATCCCACTCGCTGAGCTTAGCTTTTATCTCAGGTTTGATCTTCTCACAACTGCTGAGTTGTACCATGCAATCGAGGCAGACTACGCTAAGCCAGAGTCAAAGTCCCTTCATGTCATCAGAGATGTTACCTTCAGAACCTGTCAAACCCTCACCAGAATGTACATGTCAGGGATCAAAGTAGACCTGCAAGTACTGGACGGTGTACGTCAAGAGTTTGAACGTGAGAAGGCTGACATCGAAGATCGCTTACAACGCAAGGTGCGTGAGCTTATGGGTGACACACCTATTAACTTGAACTCACCAGAGCAAATGTCACAGGTAGTATTCTCTGTGGCTATGAAGCATAAGAGTGAATGGGTGGAATTGTTTAACTTCACCAATACACCACAAGAGTTTAAGGATGCGGTGAAGGCAAACACAGAGACATTGTATCGCACTAAGGCATACACATGTCCAACCTGTGAGGGGCAAGGCAAGACCTATAAGATTAAGAAAGATGGTACTAAGTTTGCTAAACCAAACAAATGTAAGGACTGTGATGCACGGGGGTTCAAGCTAGAGAAGACTAATATCGTAGCTGGACTAAAGTTTACCGCACCTAATAAAGGGTGGGTCAGTGCTAACGGGTTCTCTACAGGAAAGGATAACCTAGATGTACTTATGTCTACTGCTAAGAACCACGGCAAGGATGATGCTGTGGCTTTTCTCAACGATCTTAAACGGCTTAATGCTGTTAGCTCTTACCTCAGTGCTTTTGTGGATGGCATTGGAAGCTATACAAAGGGGGATGGCTTCTTACACGTCGGACTTACACAACATATCACAGCCACAGGACGTTTCAGTGGAAGAAATCCCAACATGCAAAACATGCCCCGTGGGGGAACCTTCCCAGTAAAGAAAGTATTTGTGTCACGCTTTGAAGGCGGTCAGATTTTGGAGGCAGACTTTGCCCAGTTGGAATTTAGAACGGCAGCGTATCTCGCCCAAGATGAAACGGCAATGGAAGAAATCGCAACAGGCTTTGACGTACACAGCTACACAGCGAAAGTTATCTCTGATGCTGGTCAACCGACGACACGACAACAAGCTAAGGAACACACCTTCGCACCCCTCTTTGGCGCAACTGGTTATGGAAGATCCAAAGCTGAGCAAGCGTATTATACACACTTCGTAGAAAAGTATAAAGGTATTGCTGCATGGCATAAGAACTTAGCAGAGGAAGCCCTACGTTTTAATAAGATAACTAACATCTCTGGTAGACAATATGCTTTCCCTGACATCAAGCGTCGTGACAATGGTATGCCTACACACTTCACCATGATCAAGAACTACCCTGTGCAGGGATTTGCTACAGGCGATGTTGTACCTGTTGTACTTAACAAGCTTCACGATTTGTTACAGCCGTTACAGTCTTGTGTGGTAAACTCAGTACACGACAGTATGGTGGTTGACGTACACCCTGACGAAACACAGCAAGTACTTGATATCATTGGACAACTTAACTCTGGTATCAACGATCTAGTAGAGGAAACTTACGGAGTTGTAATGAATGTACCTCTATTATTAGAAGCTAAAATCGGTCCCAACTGGCTTGACACTAAAGACGTATAGTGTATAACTATGATCTCTTTGACTCTATTGAAAGGAATAGAAATGAGTACAGAACTAGCAATCGCAACTGAACGTGGTCAATCAATGGCAGAACTAATGGGTGTGTCTGGCGCACCTAGTGGTGAAGCTTTCCCAAGCATTGCACGTATCGGTATGCTACACCAGCCTATCATGGGTGAGGTAGACTTTAACGGTAAGAAGATTAAGACAGAGGTTGTACCTGTAGGTGCATTCATCCTTACACAGGGTGAAAACAAAGTCTATTCATCTGGCGTTACAATCCGTGTCTTCGCCCAGCGCCAACAGTGGCAACGCTGGAACAGTGATACAGAAGAGATGGAAAAGTCTGTCTTGTCTAACTCACTGAATGGTGACTTGAAGGATAGCATTGGTGGTCTAAACCTTGGGCGTCCTTCTGGTTACATCGAAGACTTCAACTCACTACCTGATGCAACTAAGCAGGTTATTCGTAGCGTTAAGCGTGTCAACATTTACTATGGTACAGTCTCACTAGACAACCCCGTAGACGAGAATGGTAATGAAGCATCAGGTGACTTCACTAATGTTCCATTTGTAATGGACGTTAAGAACCGTGACTCACTAAAGTCTATCAACAATGTTATGAACACATTGAAGAAGCGTAACATGCTACCAATCATGTCTACCATCAAGTTGACTGGTGTAGAGGATAGCATTCCTACTGGTGCTAAGTTTGGTAAGATCGAAGCTAATCTTGGTGATAAGGTAGATATTGAGCCTTCTGATAATGAAACTCTGAAAGACTTCATTGAGCTTATTGAGTACAGCAATGGTAAGATCTTAGACCTACACCATGATCGTGCTAACAAAAGCTTCTCACAAGAAGATGAAGATCTAGTGTCTGACATCCTTAACAATGACTTTATTGAGGTGGATGGATAATGAATCACCCAGCAGAGTTGATGGTCTTTAGCTTCTTGCAAAAGGCTATGGCTGGTGAGGCTACTATGACAGAGGCGGTGACCAAACAGGTTGCCGCTGATGTTGAGGCAGCGTTGAACAAGCAGTTTAACTCAGGTCCACGTGGCGAGTTTAGATTGCGTATGTCCAACATTGGTAAGCCTAAGTGTCAGCTATGGTTCGAGAAGAATGACCCAGAGGATAAGCTACCTCTACCACCACACTTCCTGATGAACATGATCCTTGGTGATATTGTTGAAGCAGTATTCAAAGGGTTGCTACGTGCAGCAGGTGCAGAGTTTAAGGACAACGATAACGTCACACTCAAGTTACCCAACGGTCAAGAGATCAAGGGTGAGTATGACATGGAGATGGACGGTAAGATTGATGACGTTAAGTCTGCTTCGCCGTGGTCCTACCAGAATAAGTTTGCATCCTTTGACGCACTAGCACAGAGTGACAGCTTTGGTTACATTGCACAGCTTGTAGGTTACGCTAAAGCAGCAGGTAAAGATGTAGGTGGCTGGTGGGTAGTCAACAAAGGTAACGGTGAGTTTAAGTACGTAGATGCATCTGAGGTAGACAAGGAAGCAGTACTTAAAGAGATCCAAGCCCTAGTGGATTACATTGACAACGACGAGCCATTTGAGCGTTGCTTTGAGCCAGTACCTGAGACTTACTACAAAAAGCCATCAGGTAACCTAGTACTACCAGGATCTTGTAAGTTTTGTGACTTCAAACACAAGTGTCACCCAACTATGCAAACCCTACCAAGTCGTGTCTCTAAGTCAACCAATCCACCTGACGTAGATTATATCTTCATTGGAGATGGTCTTGACCCGTAGACATCTAAGTAAAACATATCGTAGTGGCCTCGAAGAAGAGGCTGCTGCATTCCTCAAGACTAGACAAAAGAAGGTAGAGTACGAGAAGCTAAAGATCGAATGGGAAGATCTAAAGTATCGTACATACACACCTGACTTTGAGCTAGACAATGGTATCATTGTAGAAACGAAAGGCATCTTTAGTCCAGCAGATCGCCGTAAGCACCTTGAAATACAGAAACAGCACCCTAACTTAGATATACGTTTTGTATTTAGTAATGCTAATGCAAAGCTTTACAAGGGTG